ATTTTAAGCTAAAATATGGTTATAAATAACGGTTAGTTATTCACATATACGGTTATTTTTATGTGAATAACTAATAAATAACGGTTACTGCTTATTCACATACTAACTGTTGATATGTGAATAACTATAATAGTATGTATAGTATTATTGTATTATAATATTATATTTTACACAATATTATAGGGCTTTAAAGATTGTTGTAATAGTATAATAGTGTATATAGTATTATTAAATTATATATGAAAATAGTGTGATGATAACTTGTGAATATGTATTTAGTTGTAGAATATTACAACTAAATACCGTGTAAATTAGGTTTTATAACTATGTATTCGTTAAGAAGTCCTCTAAAACACTCTGTGCATTGACTATGAACTTTGCTTTGATAGCACCTGCCTCTGTGATAATGGCATCTTTATTTATACTAAGAAGTTGAGACTCTGTAATTGTTCCATCTGTTATAGCTTTGTTCACACTAAAAACTATCTCATCATACTCCACAAATAAGCCCTGTGCCTTAATATCTTTAATTTGATAGCCCAAGTGTATCAGTTCTGCATTTATGATGTCTTTTAAGTAGTTTATAGCCCATAAAGCAACTGTTTTAACTCCATCATTATCCGTGAGTATAATATCTTGTTTAGATACACCCATATATAAGCCAAACGAGGCTATATCTAGCCCTAAAAGCTTTAGTAATATAGTTAGAGCCTTTATATCTGTTTCAGTCGTTATATTGAAGCTCTTAGTATTTATTTTGAATGCCATAATGCACCTCCTATTTAATTATTTGTATTTTTCCATATTTGAGGTTTTTTATTCAATGTAGATTTTTTATGTAGTAAAGAATTATCTCAAATATATCAGCAGTTTAACTCAAAACCTCTTTTTTAGTAGATTCTCTCTAAGAAACACCAAAAGAACTAAGAAACACCAAAAAATATACTAAAAACACATAAGAAACACATAAGAAACACATAAAAAACACCACACAAAAGCACTACGAAGCCCTATAAATAGGGCTTTAATCATAAAATTATATAATTTAAAAATAAATAAAAAAATAAAAAAAAATAAATAAAAAATAAATAAAAAAATAAAATATACAAAAAGGTGTTTAAGCCCTATATTTAGGGCTTAATTGGTGTTTCTAGTAGTGTTTCTGATGTGTTTTTGATGTGTTTTTGTAGTGTTTCTCGTAGGTGGTTCGGTGTTTCTAGTGTTTCTAAAAAATATCTTCTTCTTGTTCAATAGCAGTTTTTGCACCTGTGAAAACAAAAACTTTAGAATTAAAGTAAAATGTTTTTAAATCCTCGTGTTGATTTATAGCTCTAAATTTCTCACTATGTGACAATGGAGTAGAGGTCATAGAGTTATTTATATTTCTATCTTCTTTCCATTTCAGCTTAATGAGAGTGGCTTGATTTAACACAAGATTCCAAAAATTCCCAAACTTAGTGTCACTTTTTAGTATATGCTCTATGTTTGTGATATTACTAAACCATTTAAGAGAAGTATTAGAGATTAGCCCAGCTCTAAACTCATCCATAAACATAGATTTCATATTGATGTTGGTATGAGGGAATGGTATTTGTTTTTTAACTTTAACTTTGCCATACTCACCCTCTATACTAGCCTCTACTTCTGCCTTAATTAAAATAGTATCTCTAGTGTCTTGTATAGCTTCCTCTAGTATCTCTGATATAGTTTCTATATCTTGACTTCTGAATGCTGTTTTTAAAACTGATTGAGTTGTAGAAGTTGCATCTTGAATAGCTTTCTTAGTTTTATTTTTTATAGTTGACATTGCTAATTGTTTATTGAACTTGCACATTTTCAAATGAACTAAAAACTCATCTCGTTCTTTCTCTAAAAGAGAAATAAACTCCGTCATTTCATAACCCATACTTCTAGCGACTTGTATAAGAGTTCGTGACTTAGTTTCTATAACTGACAATCTTTCATCTGACTGATCCATGGGAATAGGTAAATCTTCATTACTTAAAAATATACAGTTAGCAGTAAATCTAATCATGTAAGGATTTGTGTGCATTGTTCTGATAGATATGTTCTCTTCTGACACAATTAACTTTATTTTATTAGCAATATCTTTATCTTTATGAAAATCGCCCTTCACTTCATCAAAAGTAATAAATAACTTATCTTCTAAGTAGCTGTTGAAATTATCTGATAAATTAGCATTAGTAGCAACAAAACAGTTACTTTCGTGCATAGCATATTCAATTATTTTAGATGAAAATACACCTTTACCTGTTCGCTGGATACCTTTTAAGATAATCGCAGTTTTAGTCTTCTTAGCTGTGTTTAAAATCGTACTTAACCAATTAAGAAGAAATACTCGCTCATCTATATAAGGTGCTATATTCTCCATGAGTGCATTGATTATAGGGTATCTTTGTGGCATTGTTATTTCTGTGAAATTTTCCACACTTAAAATATTATTTACTTTTACATCTAAAAAACCGTTTGGAACATAAGTATTAAAATACTCTCCATAAAAAGCTGGTTTTAAAGGTGCAAATTCTTTTATATAAGGCTTAAATTCTCTAAGGATAAAACCTCTTAATTTTGTGTCAATGTGAACACCAGCAAGTTTTTTAGATTCTAAATCTATGAATTTATTTATGGTGATTGGTTTAAATCTATCAGTTCGGATTCTATCATGCTCTGTGCCATTTGTATCAATATCTATATATCTTGATATTCTCACATACATATCTGTTATAGCATCATAAAAGAGAGTTGCTTTTCCTAGTCGGTCCAAAGAAGCTTTCTTTCTTGCATATCTAACATAAGTTTGCTCTATCTGCTTCATTTTGTCTTGGATAGTCATTTCAGCTTTTCTTAGTTCATAATCAGCTTCAATAGCTTTTTTTTCATCATAAAATCTTTGTAGAGCATGAGCTGATTCGTCTTCGTTATGAAGTTTATTCTGTTCTCTTATAGATACTACATTGTTTATATATTGCCCTACAAGATTATAACTATCTGATGTTACAGTTAGATTCTGCTTTGCACTATCTTTAATCTTTTCAATTTTCTCTCTAATACTAGTCATTATTTGTCACCCTCATCTTTTTGAAGATAATCCACAAAATCAATTCCACTATCAAAATCTAAAAAGTTATTAATCTCTAACCCTAACTGTTGTTTAAACTTTTCAAAAGCTTCTCTTCCAGCTTTGTCTCCATCATACATTCCAATGATGTCGTAACCTTTAGAATGATAATCTAAAATATAAGCAATAAGTTCATCACTTACACCGTTTGATGTGCTTTCAACAGGAATAAAAGGAACTGAGTATAAAAGAGCATTCAGACCATTTTTGATTCCTTCTCCAACGATTAAATATTTCTCTCTCCAAAGTATAGATTCCACTTCTTTTCTAAAAGGGTATAAAAATCCAGCACCACGATTATGAGAGTTTTTATATAGGTATTTAGGATTACTCCAGCTGTCATAGCTTTGTGGTTTATTTGGTCGGTAAGCGATAAGGTCAACGATTTTATTTGTGTGGTCTCTAATGATTATGGAGGGGCAGTTGAAATGCTTATTCCAACCTAGTAAGTTATTAAATAGATAATCAATTTTTTTATTATAAATAGCTGGAAGAGTTTTAGTTTCAAACAATTTACTAAAATCTTCAGTAACAATAAAATGAGTTAGCTCATTATCTTTGAAACTTTCAACAGGTTTGTGAGAACCAACATTTTTAAGTTCTTCCTTACCCCAATTATTAAGCTGTTCAAAATTAACAATTTTAGCTTTTTTAGATTCTTCTTTTCTTTTTATTTGAAGTGCTGGGTCAATAATATAAGTCTCAAGTGAACTTAGTTCCTTGAGTCTTTCTATTCCAGCTTTTAAATCTTTATTTTCCATATACATAACGAGGTCAAGAACTGAGCCACCTGTAATATTTCCATTAAAGTCACTAAATATCTGTTTAGAAGGATTAATAACGATACTTGGATTATTTTTATATTTGTAGTTAGCACCTGTTTTTACGAGTTCGCCATATAATTTAGCTATCTCTAAGATGTCTAAAGATTGTTTTATTTCTTCTATTGTAGGTTCATTTGTATTATTACTCATATTATTATCCTATTTAATTAATTTACATTTCATAAATAAATTGGTACAATACGAGCAACCAAACTCGGTGTGTTGTACCAATATACCAATTTTGGAGTAATTTCAGTTACTCCAAAATATTCTATTTATACTAATTTCAGTTACTCCAAAATATTCTATTTATACTAATTTCAGTTACTCCAAAATATTCTATTTATACTAATTTCAGTTACTCCAAAATATTCTATTTATACTAATTTCAGTTACTCCAAAATATTCTATTTATACTAATTTCAGTTTTTGCTTTTCAAAATTATTTAAAAAAATATCCATCAAAGTATTTATTACTCCAGATTTATTCATATTATTATCTTCTATAACTTTATTGAACTTAGCCAGTTTATCTTCTCTGATTGTATATGTTACTTTTTTAGTTTTATGATTCAATGGAAACAAAGTTCCCTCTTCTATGTCATAAAGTTTATCGTTAGGCATCTAAAATCCTTTACTCTTTTATATTTAAAGTATTGTATTATTGTTATACTTAATTGTATGTTAAATCGTAATACTTTAAATATTGTTTGGTTGCTCGTATTGTAAAACTAATTAAAATTATCCCTTTTATTGAATTTCATGTTTCGCCTTCTCTTAGTTCACTGCGAACTATTATAGGACTTGAAGTTGTTGAATCTGATAGTTCTATCATCTGAATATCTAAAGCTCGTTCTATAAAGTTAAATGCTTTTTTATCTATATCACTTTTTGCTAGATATGCTTTTTTAGAGTAGTTCATAAGCTCTTGTCTTTCCATTTTAGATATATTTATCATGATTTGTTTTAGTTGTGCTTTCTTCAAAATTGCATCTTTTGTTCATCTTGATTAACGATAGTCTCTATCGTTCGAACTGATAGACCATAGTTAAATGCAATAGTTTTATAACTATTATTTTTATTTGCTCTATCATATTTAATACATTTATCTCTTTTGAAAGTCATATACTCTTTATAATTTGGAATATAGTTTTTAAAATCTTTAAATTTATCAACAAAACTACTAAATTGTAATTCATCATTTAAAGAATCTGAAACAATATTGCTAATTATTTTTATCTGCTCTTCACAAAGCTTTTTAGCTGTACCCTTATTAGAGTTTCTATTATTAGATTCATAGTACTCCTCTTTGAAAAATATATAATCCTCGTGAGTAATTCTATAACTACCATCCACGAGCAGAGCTATTAAGAAACCATTTCTAATATATGAATTTATATTTTGTCGAGGGATGCCTAAAAATTCAGCGATTGTAGCAGTTGAGTACATCATTATTCAGCATCTTTTAATTTTTTAATATCTGCCCATGCTCGAGTAGGAATTTTAAAAGTATCTTCAATTAGAACAGCTTTATCAAGTGGGGGTAGGCTTGAAAAATTTTTATATTTTTCTGCCATACTTCGTTTAATATTAACTAAATTAGCAATATCCATAGTTTTGGTATTATTTATAAGTGTTAAAGAATTAATTAGCTTTGTTTCCATGCACGAATATTAACTATATTATTGTTAAACCTTAATTAAATTATGTATTTCTATAAATATTAATTGTATTTGTGTTTTTACAAGTATAATTTAGTTATACATAATTTAATTATGTATAAAAGGATAAATAATGTTTGGTTTAAATTTAAAAAAATATAGAAAATTGAATAGTTATTCTCAAGAAGATATTGCCAATAAAATATCTGTTTTAATTGCTAAAAAAATTAAAGCTGTTAATGTGCAATCTTGGGAAAGTGGTACTAACCCAAAGCTTGAAGTAATCGTTGCATTAGCTGAAATTTTAGATATACCAGAACAATTTTTATTCGATGATTCTAAAGAAGTAATAAATAAAATAGTAAGTAAGGAAGTACCAACATTAAAAGCAATCGTAGAACACACTAAAAGAGTTCCTCTTCTACAAGGATATGTTGGTGCTGGAAGTGCTGGAATCATTGATGATGTTGCGATTGAAAATTATTTATATATAGATAATTGCTCTATTAAATCAGCTTATGTAAATAGTGATGTGCGAGGTTTAACAGTTATTGGCGATAGCATGCAGCCATATATCAGTGAGAACGATATTATCCTCTTTAACCCTATCCAAAAAGGGCAATACAACCTAAACGATGGTAAATATATCATAGAAACCATAAACGGTGTAATGGTCAAGAACCTACAATTTAAAACCAATGGAAATATCATAATATCTTCCTGTAATAAATCTTATCAAAGTGAAGAGATAAACAAAAATGAGAGCCAAGAAGTACTAGATATTCTCGGAATTGTAGTCGGTAGAATTTTAAAAAGTTAAAAAAAAAGGTATAAAATAATGAAAAAAATAATCTTAATATTGGCTCTCGTAGGTAGTTTGTTTGCAACTGAAATATCTGATTTTATAGATAAAAAACAATGTGATAAAATAATTGATAAACAATTATATAATATCTGTTATAGCTATAAATACAAAGGTGCATTATCGGGTTGGGTTACTCTTTATGGTGATAAAGTAAATACTAAAAATATAAAAAAAAGACCTAGATTCTATAGTGAAAAAAATATACCGATGAAATACAGGACAAAACATAAAGATTATACAGGCTATGGTAGAAAGTGGAATAGAGGTCACTTTATAGTAGCAGATGCAGATTTTGATTATGATAAAAAAGCATTATCAAAATCATACACAATGGCAAATATTCAGCCACAATCGGCAAAAATGAACCAAAGAACATGGATAAAAGTTGAAAGATATGGAAGATTACTTGCTGTTAAATTAGGATATATAAACTCTATCTCTCTAGCAGAGTATAAAAATACTAATAAAACTATTGGAAATAATATAGTTATTCCAACAGGGTTCTATAGAATCTACTATAACAACGAATCTAATTTTGAAAAGTGTTTCTATTATGAAAATATACTAGATATTGATGTAAAGAAAGATAAATTAAAAGATCATCAAATAAATTGTGATGATATACGAAAAAGAGTGTAAAAACTCTTATTCCTATTAAATCCCTCTCGTTTTACCAAGTAAGAAAAATTTACCACCCATGCCTTGAAAAGTTCCAGCTTCTGCACAAGTTTCATAATTACCATCAAACACAAATCCTTGAGAGCCTGTTTTATTAACAATACTAATAGTTTTTACATTTGACCATTTTTGCTCATCAAGATAAACTGATGTACAGATTCCAGTTTTTAAGATACTCATATAAATATCATTTGTAATTCTATTTTGATTGAAGTTAATAACAAGATTCCCATTGTTTAGTTCCATCTTAGTTGGTTGCCAAGCCTTAATATACTTAGCAATTATTTCTTTTGTATCGCCTACATCTTTAGCTTGTACGATGCTAGTAAGTAGTAATGATGCTAAAAGTATCTTTTTCATAAATAATCCTTTTTTTACTATATTATAATCAAAAAACCTAAAAATCCACATAGACAAATCAATCGGATACCTAATACAATAATGTAATTCAAAATAAGAGGGTTGTGTTTATGGATATTTCTTTAGTTTCACCAGCAATTTCATTGAGTACAGTAGTAGTTCTTGCTGGTAAATGGTATCACGATCACATGACAATTAAAGATATGAAAGTGACACTAGAAACTAAAGATAAAAGATTAAAAGTTTTAGAAACAGAAAAAGTAAGAGTTCGAGAGGCTCTTGACAGAACTTATGTATCTACAACTTTTTTATTCAAAAATGTTTATTCAATCGAAGCTATTGATGCAAAAGTTAGAGAATATACAAAAGATGTTCAACGATTCGAAAAATCCTTAGAATCTCTTAGTCCATTTAAGTGTACTAAATAATGCAAATAGGACAAATAACAGAATACCGTTATCTCCCTCTCGGAAATGGTAAAAAACTAGAAGTAAAAGTTAGTGTTGATGGAAGAGTGACTAATTGGCTACCTGTTAAAACACTAGCTTCTTCTTTCCTAATAGAGCATATACCTGTAAGAATAAAAGACCAAGTAATTGTTCATAATCCTTTTGGAAATAATGAGGATGGTTTTGTAGATAGAAATTTAACTTACAAAGAGATTCCACTTCCAAACGATATAGATGAAAATAAGTTTTATAAATTATTTGAAGATGGAACTATTTTTATCCTTGATACAAAAACAAAAGAAATATCTCTAAATACTCCTTGCTCTATCACAATAACAACTTCTAAAGATGTTTCATTAAAGTGTAAAAATGCAACTGTTAAAGCAAGTGCCGTAGTTGTAGATAGTCCAAGTATAGACCTCGGAAAAGGTGGAAAAGGTGTTGTTACAGGTGAATGTTTATGTCACTTTACTGGTTCACCACATGGAGATGTAAGCTCTAACACAAGGTCTGCAAAATGATAAGTGCATCATCTTTAGAATCTAAAATTAAATCAAACTTTCAAGCTTGTGGCATAAAACCAACAGATGCAAATAAATGTATGGCTGTTGCAATAGCTAAAGCAGTTGTAGCTGAAATTCAATCAAATGCAGAAGTTACAGTTGCTGGTGGCTCTAGTGCTGGAAAGTACAAGCTTTCATGATGATAGGAATTACAAGCAGCACCTTACCTATAGACTTAGATGGATATGCAGTAAGCCAAACAGATAGTTTCATTGACGCATTAACTACCCCATTCGGTTCCGTAATTGGAAAAAGAGACTATGGCACTAATTTACATCTATTAAAGCATAGAACTTATAACACATCTTGGATGATAGATTTTAAAAGGTCTTTAAAAGATGCTTGTAAACATGACCCTCGTTTAATATTCAAAAGTGCAAGAGTACAACGAAATGAATTTGAAGTAGAGATAAGTGGATTTACACTAAAAGGCTCTATAAATGTATAAAAATCTAGCTAAACAACTCTCTTCTCTACAAGAGCCAACATCTTTCGAGATAAAAACTTTTGATGAACTTTTAGCAGAAAATGTAGCACTTGCAAAAACAGTTCTAAGTACAGATACTCTTGAATGGCTACCTTTAGAATCAGACCCATATATGAAAAAACTAAGAGTATTGACACTTAGACAAATTCATAATCAAGTTGATAGAAAAAAAACAGTAAAACAAATTTTATTAACAACTGCAACAGGTGTAAATTTAGACCATTTAGGAATGGCTGAAAATATTACAAGAGATCCTGGAGAAAACCCTTATTCAATGTTTAGTTTTTCTCTTTTAGTAGAAAGTTCAAGTGATATAGAAATTCCAATTGGTCTAGTATTAAATAATGATGATGATACATTTAGAGCAAAAACTAAGGTAATGGCAGTAATACCAGCTGGAACACTTGAAGCAAAGATTGAGGTAGAACTAGAATCTAATGTAATAGAAAGTGATATTAAAACAGAAAATTTAGCTACAGAACTTACATTTGCATTGGTAGTTAAACAATTAGAATTTTTTAAAAATGGTGCAGTAGCTGAAAATGATGATAGATATAGACTTCGCATCATTAGTTCAAACGATAAACATTCAACAGCTGGAAGTACCGAAGCATATAAACATTTTGCTTATGGTTCAGATTCTAGAATTGATGATATTTCTATACCAAACGATAACGAGCCTTTAGATGTAAATATTTATTTAGCATCATTTAGTGAAGTAGATGAGGAGATGATTAAAAATGTTTATGAAGCTTGTAATTATAAATACACTCGACCCCTCGGAGACAATCTAACAGTTAAACCTGCTGAAATAATAGAAGTAATATTAACAGCAACAATAGAACTGTTTGATTTACTAAAACAAGTTGAAGTGGATACTCAAATAAAGTCAAACTTTGAGAACTCTTTTTTTATAGGACAAAACTTTGTAAAAAGTGATTTTATTAGAAAATGTCATATCGCTGGAGTATATAAGGTAGAAAGTAATTTTGAAGATGTCACTACTAATGATAAACAAATCATTAAAATAAAAGAACTAAACTTCAATTATAAAGAGGCTAGTCTATGAGACTACTACCCTCAAACTCTTCTTTAAAAGACCAAAGATTTGCAGAATTATTAGATACTACATCAAAAGTAAATTATAGTGATTTTAAAATAAATCCTTTAACTTGCGATGCTTCCCTTTTACCTCATATAGCACTTGTTAAAGGTGCAAACATTGAAAACTTAAAAGAGCAAGAAGCAAGACTATATCTAAATACATTTACCAAAAAATCAATAGGAACTGCAGGAGCAGTAGAAGATGCGATAAATAGTTTTTTTAATAATGCAAAACTTATAGAGTGGTTTGAAGATAAAGAGAATCTAAAGAGAGGTATGTTCAAAGTTGAAGTAAATCTCAAAGATGATAAATCTTGTGTTTATGGTGAAAGAGAATTTACTCTCTCTAGTAGATTAATAAACAGTTCAAAAAATCATAGAAGCAAATTAGATAGTTTTGACATAAAAATAAGTTCATTAGGGGATATTAACTATACAGCTCGTTCAATAACAGATTTACAACTATCAAATGAATTAATATTCAAAAAATCAATTACTAAATTTTTCTTAATGGCTCAAAATACTACAACAATAAATTTATCTAAAGAGATAAAACCATTTTTAGCAATTGGTAGTTTTAGAGATAGTGGGGCTAGTGTCTCAACTATAAATTTACAAAATAATTCAAATTTAATTTCAAGTTCAAAGGGTCAAATAAAAATCGCAAGTGGGGGTGTAATAAATATAAAAATGACAAATAAACAAACATATAAAAATGAAAGTGAAGTAAATCTAAACATAACAGGAGGGGTAACTTGGAACATTTAGTCGCATTACCAAATGCAGAGGGTGTTGATCTATTAAAACAAGAATTATATAGCAAAATATCTAAGTTTGCACTAGTAGATGATGATGGGGAAACTTATTATACAAATACAGTTCATGCTATTTATTTTGATAGTGATGGAGTCTTAACAATATCAGCACTTATACCGAAAGATGAACATTTTACAAAGTGGAATAAATGGGTAAAAATATTAAGTGATGATGAAAAAGTTATTGCTGACATAGAAACTCCTGCTATTCAATTTGTAAAAGGTGTAGGTGGAGAGCAAACTATTAAATTAACAGTTAGTGGTGAAGCAGGAGAAGTGGTATTTAAAAAAGATGAATACTTAACAATCGGAGAGATGAATGGCTTATATATTAGTACTGTGGAAGCACTAACAACAAAAGTTTTCCAACTTGAAAATAAATTGATTGAAAAAGGAATTTTATAAAATGGCAACACAAACATTAACAGACTTGATTACACAAACATCAAAATTATTAGAAAAATACGATTACTCTTTTTTTGAGTTAAAAAAGAAATCAGGAGATTATTCTGAACAAATAAGATTAGCTACTGAAAATGGTCTTAAACTTTTAAAAGCTGAGATTGCTGATTTGGATGTTGAAGCAACAATTCAAAAGTTAAGAGATGAGAGTCAGTCTTTACAAGATGATATGACTAAAACTGCTGAAAGTTTTGATATTAATGCTTTAACTAAAGAACTAGAAGAAAAGTTAAACACAATGTCTCTTTCTTTAGAAGAGGAATTAAAATCTATTGATGTTGATGGTATTTTAGAAACAATCAAAAAAGATACAGACGATGCAATAGCAAAAATTAAAGCTAGTGTTTATACCGTGAAAATGGTTGATTTTCAGCACACTATACCAACTAGATTGAAAAGTAAAGGTTCTTGTGAATTTACTATTTTAGGTGAAGATGATTCTACTTATAAAATTGACACACAGTCAATTTTTGCAATCTCTAAAGCTAAAAATATTAAAGCTGGTGACAAGATTTCTATTACTGCTCCTGAAGTTGAAGCTGGTAGTGTGATGAACTATGAAATATCAATTACAGAAACAAAAGCAGATAAAACAACAGATACTAAAATTATTGATATTGAAGTTGGTTTCCTTGAATTGCTTGGTGCATCAAGTAGAGTTGTAGAGGTTTCATTAAAAGATATTACAGATGTAAATAAAATTTCTCAAATTGAATTTAGACTTTCTGATACAGGTATAGATTTTAATGATGTTGACTATTTTGAGATAGTAGCTACAAACCTTAATTTTACGAATAATTCTCAAATGAGAATGTATGCACTTAATAGTGCAAATAATGTACTTAATGGTTATATGGGATACACGGAACATTGTCTTTATGGTTCAACAAGTAGAACAGGTTCAGCTTCTCATAATTCTAATAATAAATATATTTGGTTTCCATCAACTAGAACAATATGTCAAGCAGATAATGCTTATTATGGTGGAGGGATGAATATGAAAATTAAAATTCCTATTAAAAACATAAAACGCTGGTCAACTACTTATGAGGGAATAGGTGTTATCACTTATGAACTATCTGGTTGGGAAACAAGTTGTTCAACATATCCACAAAGAATGACAGGGCAATGGTCGAATTATTCTAATAATGCAGGTTGGAAAGAAGATATTCACGGTTTTAGATTATGGGGAACTAATGGTAATTTTGCAGATGGAACAATTAAAGTTCTTATACATTTAAAAGCACAAAAAGTAGGAGCATAAAATGCAAAAAATGGTAAATGGTAAGTTAACTGATATGACTGATGAAGAAATAATAGAGTTGGAATCAGTACAAAACAACACAGAGCCTTTGAGTGAAGATGAAAGAAAAAAGAGAGAGTCTAGTGATATTCTAAAATTAAAATATCATGCTATTGAAGAGCATATTTATAACTTCTACTCTCAAACAAAACAATCGCAAGATGAAAAGTTCGTAAGTTCTTATACAACAAAACTAAAAGCTATTGGTGTAACAACTTTAGAGAAGAAAATTGTTTCAATGGTAGGTTCTTTTCTTGCAGGTAGCACTTTAGAAGAGTGTTTATCAACTGTAACAAATGAAGACCAAAAACCATTTTTTGAAAAGTTGTTGAAAGTTGGTGTTCGTACCGAGTGGTGTGAACTTTGTATTAAAGAGGGTAGTTTAGCAATTACTCAAGAGAGAGAAGCTGAGTACATGGCTTTTCCTACTTTTGAATAGGGAGAAGTAAAATGGCTGGTGTAAAAGTATTAAAAGTAAAAAATATAAGTCCTACTGCTGTTGTCATTACAAGTAATACAGTTATTGGGATAGTTGGTACTGCATTTTTAACAAATGTAAGTGATAAGGTAATTGAGGGTTTAAAAGATACTACTAAAGCAGGGTTACTTCGTTTTAACAATGCTGAGGAAGCTATGGCTGAGTTTGAAGATAGTAAGGGAACTCTTAGAGAAACACTTTATGACATCTATTGTCAAAATGTTAAGTCTCCTATTATTATTTCTCTAGTAGAGATCACGGAGGAGCAATCTACAAAAAGTCATATTGATTTTTATGGAGATGCAGAGATTAAGTCAGAGGTTATTAAAAAGCTAACTGCTTTAAAAATGGCAAAGACTGTATGGGCTACAAAAGTTCGCATTCCTCTTGTAGATTGGTTTACACATGATGAAACTATTTTAGATGCAGTTACTTCTTATGTTGAGGGAACTAAAACATTTTCTATTGCAAACATGAATCATAAAGATGTTGGAAATGCAATTGTGGAATTAGGAAAACTAGCAAGTGAAAGATACCTTTTAAATCCTTTTTACAGACGAGTTTGGTCTATCTTTGAAGATAAATATATTGAAGCTCCGTATGGTGGAATCATTGCAGGTCATATCGCTTATTGGGATTCTTCTTTTGGTGAGTTTGGTTCTTGCTTTGACCATGCAAACAGACCTATATTTAATATGGGAGATTGTTTAGTTCCTTTATTTTATCAAGAGGGCGAGAATAGTTGTGGTGTGAATGTTATTGCTAATGCAGGTGGTTGTCTTTGTATCAATGATGAGATTATGGGAAATATTCTTTATAACTTTGAAACTCCTAAAAATACATCGGACTCACGATTTGGAAAGTTGGAGACAATCCGTTTCTTTGACTTAATAAATGAAGAGTCTCAAAAATCTTTAGTTAAACATAAACATAGACCTGTAACGGAGGTTCTTGACCTTGCTCTTGCAGACATCGAAGCATTTTTAGATAAATCTCGTAAGGCAGGTGCAACTGTTGGTTTTGAAGTTTGGTGGTCTGATAGAAATAGTGCGACTGATATTAGTGCAGGTATTTTATATATGGACTATAAGGCAGGTAACAATGTAGGTGTGAGAACAATTATCTTACAACCGAATGCAACTAGTGAGTACTACACAGTTGAAAAAAAGTAGAGGGGTAAGATATGACTAAAAATGGCTTAGGTGCTTCGGCACAGGCACTTACAGGACTTTCTGTTCTAATAGGTGGAAAAAATACCTTTGGATATACAGACGAGGGAACAAAAACTCCTGAATGGGAGTTTGAAACTGTAAATGAAGAGAGTACAGGGATTGTTAAACAACCTAAAATGACTTTAGCTTTTAATGATTTAAGTGCTACTCATATCGCTCATATATCTGCAGGGCTTCCTTTTGTACTAAAAGGAAATATTAGAGTAGATGGCGAAGATAAACCAATGCTAATTACTGCAACTGGTCAACTTCATAAAATGAGTGGAGAGATTAAAGTTGGTGATGCTGTTAAAAGAGAGTTTGAAATTCGTTTAGACCTTTACTCTGAAATGGTTGATAGTATTCCAACAGTTGTGTATTCAAGACACCCATATAATTTAATCTTAGGTGGCATTATGATGGCTCCTGATTTTAGTAAAAATGTTTAAAAGGTAAGAAAATGGCAGATAAAAAGATAGTAGTTGAATACGGTAGTGAGAAAGTTACATTATCAAGATTATATCCGTTTGGAGAAACTGTAACAATGGGAGACAAAGAGGTTTCACAAATGACTGTGAATGAATCATATGGTGAAGATGATGAGATAGTTGCAAAAGGAGAAGCACAAGGAAAGCTTGGTGGCTATGTACAAATTGCTGTTTCTACAGGTATCACTTATGAAGAAGCAAAAATGTTAGCTTCTAAAGATTCTAAAAAGTTAGTGGAAGTTTTACAGGGTTTTTAAGAAAGCTTGGAGGTTCAAAGACCGATAAGCTAGAAGCCTACTCTTTAGTGAGTGAGTATTTTCTTTTGTCCGTTAAAGAGCAAAAGAAAATACCAATAAAAGAGTGGATTGACTACTACAATGTAGCAATCAAAAAACACAAGCAAAAGCTTGAAATTATGAGTTTAAATCGCTCATAACTCCCTACTCTGAAAAGTGTGTAGGTTGGCGAAGCTGTAAAAAATAAAACAAAAAAAAAGGAGTCATATTATGGCTACAGCACTAAAATCAATCAATGAAAAAGAAGCAAGAGAGGCAGTTCATGCTTCACTTACAGCAGATGGTATTAAAGTTACAAAAACTTTAGTTGACCAAGTTATGGATAAAGCTTCTGATTTATCTTTCAATGCACTTGTTGCAGGTTCTGCACTTAAAATCCAAGGTCTTGGTTCTTTAGAAGTTCGTCCTCATGTTGAGAGAAATTATAAATTACCTGATGGAACTACTGGAACTGCTCCTGCAGGTTTTCATGTTAAGTTTGTGGAGAGTGACAAACTTATTGAAGCTATGAATGCAGATGTTGAAGCATAAGTTTTAAACTTCTAAGCAAGAGGTCATTTCCTCTTGCTCTATCTCTTTTTAAAATTTAAAATATGTAATTCCCCCTGGTACTTTAGATTTTAAAAATAGATATACAAATTTTTATAAGGGTTTAATTATGGCAGGTCTTGGTTCTGTAAGTCTTAACATGTTTTGGTCACCTAGTATTTCTGGGTCAAATTTTTTACAGGCAAGTATGGGGAAAATAAACACTTATGCTACAAAATTAAATAAAGTTAATATATTAGGTGCTACAAAATTCCCTCTTCTTAATAGAAATATAAAACAGCTTCAAGGGCATTTAGGTCATATTAGAACTCAAACTGCAAAGATTAGTGCTACTCCAATACGATTAGATATTAAGACTTCAAGAACGAGTTTAAAAGAGGCTCGAAAAGATATGACTGCTATTGAGCATGATGCTAAACAAGTTGCTTTTTGGACTAAAAAAAGTTCTGAGAATTTACAAAAAGGTGCAAGAGTTTCTAAAGTAAATACACCCAAGCCATCTCAAGTGGGAAGTGGAGCAATGGTTGGTGCAATAGCAACTGCTACAGTTATGACACTTCCTTTTAAAGCAAGTATAGAGTTTGAAAGTTCAATGGCTGATGTTAAAGCACTCACTAAAAATATTACAGCAGAAGATTTTATTCTTCTAACAGCTAAGGCTAAAGAACTTGGTTCAACAACAGAGTGGTCGGCTTCACAAAGTGCAATAGGTATGACATACCTCGCAAAAGCTGGATTTGATACTAAACAACAATTAAGTGCGATGAATGGTGTTCTAGGTCTAGCAACAGCTGGTAGTGTTGATCTCGCAACAAGTAGTAATATAGCATCAAATATTTTAAGTGGTTTTGGAATCAAGGCTGAAAATATGGGTAATGTATCAGATGTACTTGCTAAAACTTTTACAACATCAAATACAGATTTACAGATGCTTGGCGAAACAATGAAATATACTGCACCAATAGCAAGTGGTTTAGGAATAGGTCTTAGTGAAGTTTCGGCACTTGCTGGTAAGCTTGGTGATGTTGGTATTCAAGGTTCTATGGCTGGTACAAGTATTAGAACTATGTACACAAGATTATCAGCACCACCAACCGAAGCAAGAAAAGCAATGGATGCTCTAGGTTTATCCGTTTTTGATGCAAAGGGTAAATTTAGAGGTATGCCAAACATCATAGGTCAACTTAATAAATCTATGGTTGGAATGAGTGATGGAGATAAAACAGCTAAGTTAAAAGCACTATTTGGAATGGAAGCTTTAAGTAGTGGTATAGCACTTATGAAAGTTGGTAAAAGTGGTTTACTTGATTATCAATCTACTTTAGAAAATTCGGCAGGTACAACTAAAAAAATTCAAGATATTAAACTAGCAACGACAAGTGGTCAGTTCAAGCTGTTAAGTTCAGCGATGGAAGGTCTTAGTATCTCAGCTACAACGGGACTACTTCCAGCAATTAATTCTGTGTCAAATATTTTTACTTCTGCAGCTACTAGTTTAGATTCATTTACTACTAAATTTCCAAACGCTTCAAAATGGGTGTTCGGACTTGGTGCAGCATTAATTATAGGAGGTGGTGCAATCGCCACATTTGGACTTATAGCAAGTGGTATAGGTGCAAGTATGGCAATGATTTCTTTACCTGTTGTTGGAGTAATTGCAGGGATTACAGCCTTAACAACTGCGATATTATCTATGGATGGAGTTCTCTCAGGTGTAAAAACTGGATTTTCTATTTTTGGTTCTGTTGTTGGGGCAATTTCAGATACTGTTGTAGGTTTTGTAAGTCCTCTTTTAACAGTAAGTGATGGATTAAAAAGCACGGGTGATTATGGTTATTATGTAGGTACTGCATTAGGTGTTTTAGTACCTGCTTTGGTAGTTGGAACTTTAGCTGTAAAAACTTTCGGTGTAGTTTCGAGGGTTGCAAGTGCAGGGATGATGTTGCTTAACACAGCATTTTTAGCTAATCCAATAGGTTTAGTAGTAGTAGCTATGACTGCTTTAGTCGGTCTTGGTGTTGTTTTATATAATACTTTTAAACCTATACGAGAAATGTTTGATAGTATTGGTAGTTTTGGAAATGATGCTGCAGGTTGGTTAGGTTTTGGTGGAGATGATAAAAAAACTCCTACAAATACTAAGCCAAAAGTTCTTGCAGGTGTAAAGACCTCTGTTGAAACGGAAAGTATGTGGAATAGCACTAAGAACTTTTTCGGTTTTGGAAATGAAAAAGCCCCAGGATCTAAAGAGCAAAAAGTACTAAATAAACCAAATATTTTAAATGCAATTTCATCTCCAGCAAATAATATTATAGAAAATAAAACATTAGTTACAAAAGTTAAAAAAGTAGAAACGAAGAGTATTTTAGAGAGAACAAAAGAGTTTCTAAAAATCCC